GCAAGCATTGGCCGCAAGGACTTGGGTGAGCCGATCACCTTTGCTGGCATTCAATCGGTGCGTACCAAGGCCAAGCAGTTAGGCCACACTGATCTTGTGATCATTGACGAGTGCCACTTGGTCAACCACAAGGACGAGGGCGGCTACCGCACGTTGCTAGAGCAGCTCAAGGCAATCAACCCTGCGCTGCGGGTGGTGGGCTTGACGGCCACGCCTTACCGGCTGGGGCATGGTCTGATCACCGACAAGCCAGCGCTGTTTGATGCATTGATCAATCCTATCAGCATTGAGGAGTTGATTTACAAAGGCTATCTGTCAACGCTGCGTTCTAAAACCACCAAGGCTAAGCTGGATGTAACTGGCGTGCATAAGCGTGGCGGTGAGTTCATTGAGTCTGAGTTGCAAGCTGCGGTGGACACGGACGATCAAAACCAGAAGGTGGTGCGCGAGGTGGTGGCCTTGGCTGGTGACCGCAAGGCGTGGCTGGTGTTTTGCGCTGGCGTAAAGCATGCTGAACACGTTGCAGAGGTCTTGCGCCAGCATGGCGTGGCGGCTGAGTGCGTGACTGGCGAGACGCCAAAGAAGGAGCGCGAGAGAATGTTGGCCGATTTTAAGGCTGGCCGCTTGCGTGCGCTCACCAATGCCAATGTGCTGACCACCGGCTTTGACTACCCAGACATTGACCTGATCGCCATGCTGCGCCCAACCATGAGCGCCAGTCTGTATGTGCAGATGGCAGGGCGCGGGATGCGCGTCAAGAGCCACACCGATCACTGCCTGGTGTTGGACTTCGCTGGCGTGGTGTCTACGCACGGGCCGATCACTGCTGTCCAGCCCCCAAAGAAGGGCGGTGACGGCAATGGCGAAGCACCAGTTAAGGTTTGTGATGAGTGCGGTGAGCTGTGCGCCATATCAGCGGCAGTTTGCCCTGCTTGTGGGACTGCATTTCCAGCCCCAGAACTTAAAAAACTCAAACTGCACAACGATGACATCATGGGGCTGGATGGCACTGACTTGGATGTGACCAGTTGGACATGGCGCAAGCACATCAGTAAAGCCTCGGGCAAGGAAATGCTGGCGGTGACCTACTACGGCGGCTTGAGTGACCCAGCCATTACAGAGTACCTAGCTGTTACGCACGAAGGCTACGCCGGTCAGATGGCTTTGCAAAAGCTCGTGGATATAGCAGAACAAGCTCAGATCGAGCGTGGTGGCCTTAATGTGCAGTCGTTGGAGGAGATGGCTCAGAACATGAATCAAGCGCAGCCACCAATTCATATTGAGTTCAAGCGCGATGGCAAATTTTTTAGAGTAATGAGAAGGAGATGGTATGAGACACCCTGAACCGGACTTAGTGACTGACTACAAGCGCTGGCTAGCCGCTGGCCCACCGAGGTGCTGCCACACCTGTGAGCACTACGGCGTGGATGGCCTGTGCGTTGAGTTCTTCATGCAGCCACCAGAGGAGTTTGCTAGCACCGTGGGCGAGTGCGCCAAGTGGGAACGGGAGATGCCGTTTTGACCGAGCGCATAAAAACCGAACATGAAGAACAAAGAGAGTTCGTGCGCTGGTTTCGCCAAGGCTACAAGGGCGTGCGTATTTTTGCCATCCCCAATGGCGGGGCTAGAAGCATGGCAACAGCGGGGCGCTTGAAGGTTGAGGGCGTATCGCCTGGCGTTCCCGACCTGTTTATCCCAGACTGGCGCTTGTGGGTAGAGATGAAGCGAGTCAAGGGCGGCAGTCTTAGCGCCGAGCAGAAGGACTGGATCGCCTATCTGGAGGGCTGTGGCTACACCTGTTTCGTGGCAAAGGGGGCTGATCAAGCTAAAGAGATGGTGTTAGGGTTTGTCCCTAGAAAATAGTTGAAATAGTTGTTGACGTTACCGGAAACGGAGCTACAATAGAGTCATCAACAACAGGAGAGCAACATGAACAAAGACAAAATGATTGAACTGCTTGAAGACGGCGCGTACTTTGATTCGCTTGACGAAAAATTTTTTCACCCCAGCTTTCGTAAAGGCTGGAGAAAGATTACCAGCGGCAACATTTCTTGGTGGGCTGTTAAGAGCCACTATCGCAACTCTAGCCGTTTGGTCAGTACAGAAAAATTAGTCTACAGCCTGACAAAAAGCATTTAAACCAAACAGGGCTACGGCCCTGTTCTCTAGGTGTAAACACCTACGAAATAAATAAAAAAAGACTTGCCGTTACCGGAAACTATGATATAATAAATACATCAACAACAGGAGAGCAACGAAATGAACAAGACAAAATTTTGCATGACAGCTACTGCCCAAGACGGCAAAGCAAAAATCATTGAGCTAACGCTTGAAGAGTACCTGGCCCTTGAGAGGGCCATGCAATGGCCGGAAGACTTGGCTGCATGGGATCGGCTTAACACCCCGATCAATGGCTCTGAGCTTGGCATCCCACTGTAAGGAGAACACCATGAGAGCAATCATTAAAGCAGCATTAGCAATTGACGAATTGGCCTACGACCTTGAGAACATTTCTGTTGACGACAAAAAGCAGATTGAGGACTACACCGATGTCGAAATTGTGAAAGAAGCTGAATATGTTTTAAGTCTGTTTGTTGATCCAAATGAAACGCATTGGAACGCTGAAGATTTGCGCGGTGAGAACGGGCCAAAGCAAAAGGTTTGGGCAACGGGTCAAGTACGCAAGCTCAAGGCGCTCATCAAAAAATACAAAGCATGATCACCATGACCCCCACCCAACGAGTCCAAGCCCTACGCCAGCGCCGCAAGGCGCTTGGCCTAACCAGAGTTGAGTTCTATCTCACTCAAGAACACGCCGCCAAAGTGCGTGGATATGTCAGTAAATTAACCAAGGAGAAAACGAAATGAAAAGCTACCTCACTCAACAAAATCTAGACCAAGCTCGCAGCTTGTTGATAAGCCTCTGTGGCGCCGTCCTCTTAATCGGCACGGGCGTAATCTTTTTGTTGGCTACCTTTGATGTGTTGGTGAAATGATGTTCAAGTACATCTGGACTGAGTTGAGATTGATGCTTAAGACCGTCACGCCAGCGCAGGCCGTGGCGCATGAGTTGCAACACGCAGAACACGAGTTGCTGGCGGCTGAATCTGGGGTCGAATATGCCTCCGCACTGGTGGCGTATAACAAGAACAGGGTGAAGAGACTGAAGGCGTATCTGGGCAAGACTGAGGAGGCGGCATGACTACAAACACAGGTGGGCCAGCGTTTCCATCACAAAACTGGCCAAGCAGCAATGGCATGACCCTGCGCGATTACTTTGCGGCTAAGGCCAGCGAGGAGGACATTAAAGCGCACCAAGAAGGCGGGGTGAAAGAGCAAGTTGTAGATGACATGAACGGGCGAAAAAGGATAGTCCATTGCAATGTCCGGTACACAAGAGAGCAGGCCAAGTACAGGTATGCAGACGCAATGCTGGAAGAGAGGAAAAGATGAGTTGCGACACAGGCAGGGCTATCTGCCCTCACAAACGCCCGTGCATGTGGGGTTGTGACTTCACCAACGCTACTCTAGACACGGGGGAGACAGCCATCCGCAAGGTCAAGCCGTGGCCCGTAATACCAGACGACATTGAGCCAGTGCCTCAGTCTTGGCAAGTGATTGGCAGCGTCTTGGTCGGCGCTGCGTTGGTGGTGCTGATGGTGATCTGCTTGGGGCTGTTCTTTACGGGGCTTTGGGTTTGGAGTCTGCTGATATGAGTTACATCATTGCATCGCTGCCGCCGATCAAATGCTTTGTCAAGCGTGAATTTTTGTACAACTTCACCAAGGGCCACGGCGAATTTGAGCCTGCCATCTGGGTCAGCCTGAAAGCCCTGCGCGGCCAGGTGTTCCGTATTGAGTCGCTGTTGCCCGCGTATGGGGCGCTGTACGACAAGCTGCCCATCCATGCGTATGTGTGGCACCCAGAAGCTGGAGATTTGCCCATCGACACCTTGCAATTGTGGGACTGCATGGGCTACCGGTTCACCATTGTGGAAAAGATTGGCCTACGCAACCTTGGCGTGAAGTTTTTAGGCAAGGATAAACAGTGGCACTTTGGCCGCTACATGTTCACCGTGGACTTCTGCGCTGATGAGATGGCGCTGGACACGGGCTTCACCGAACAAGCTGAAGAACACAAGTCGTTTAACTGGATCATGTTGGATAACGGCCAGTTTGCTTGCCAGCCCAACAACAGATGCCTTTGGTACGACCAAAGCCTGATCCCCGCCGAGACAAAGTTCCCTGACTTCCAAGCGGCCAAGAATTTTTACACCGTTGACGGCACACGCAAGTGGAGCGCTGGCGATGATTGGTTCTACGACATTCAGGAGAAAGACGCTTGAAATGCCCCGTCTGCAACGTCTGGACAACTGTCAACGAGACTAGAAACAAAGAAGGCTATACACTACGCCGCCGAGAGTGCGGCAACGGCCATAAATTTACAACGGAAGAACATGCCAAACTTCAAAACTTGGACTCAAGAAAACTTAGCGCAGTTTGCCGAGGAAGCGAACGCAAAGATGATCCAGCAAGATGACCGGATTCAACAGCTTCAATGCGACCTCAAGGACGCCATCGAAGCATACCGAGCGCTTATGCGAAAGGTCGAGTCCCAGCGCGGTCAATAATCAGCGCTTGACGGCGCGGTGATGGGCTGATGCTGATGTGCGTCCAGGCGTCAAACTCACGGATCACTTGATCAAACTGCAAGTCAGAGTCAATGATGGCCCGCACAACTTGGTCTGGCGTCATGCCCGGCACCTTGAAGTCAGCCGCATAGCCTAGACGGTGCTGGCTGGTGTCCTTGCTGCCCACGCTGTCGTTGACTTGCTTGGATCGGAAAGCGCTGTTGATCATAATCGGCTTGCCGTCCAGCAGCGTCTTGACCTCCTCCAAGAACTCAGCCAGCTTTTGCAAGTTGGCGAGTTCTTTTTCGTTGGGCGTGTTGTCAAACTGGCGGTGGCTGGTGGCGGTCAGTTCCGCAAGGGTGAAGTGTGGTGTCATTTTTTGCTCTTCATGTCCATAATTTTTTCAAGCGTGCGGCCACCGAAGTAGAAGGACATGACCAGCATGCCCCACTGGCCTAGCAGGGTGACGTAGACCTCGTTGGCGTCCAGTTTGAATGCCGACATCATGGCGAACACGAAGTAGCCGATGAAGATGGCGACCAGCGTCATGGGCCTGATGTTCTTGGACAGCCAAGAGTCGCTGCTCATGTCCGACTTCAGCCGGTCAGTCAGGTTGTTCTGCTCGGTTTTGTACAAGTCCGTGTCGTTCGCCATCTTGGCTAACTCGCCATCCTGAGCCATCTTTGTCAGTTCAAATTGCGCCTTGGCTTTGGCCTCTGGATCGGGAATCAGTTTGTCAATGAGCTTACCGCCCACGTTTAAAAGTGCGTCAAGACCAATCATTGTTTACTCCTAGATAACATAGTTGCTGCAATTTGTAGCATGGCGCGGGTGCTGTCCATGTCCTCTGGTTGGGTGGCCCAGCCAACGGTGATCTGCCCAACAAACCTCCCCGGTTCAGGTGGAACGCTGATACGGCAAGTGTAGGCCACGCCCTTGGCGATGTACCACAAGCCCATCTCCGACTGCGCCGATTTGTATTCGCTGCATGGAATCTCGTTTGCCATCAGCTTGACCACATCGGCGTTGTTGGCGGCGTTCTGGGTGAACAGGCCAACGTCCAGCCCGTCATTTGTTTTGTCCCTGCCGTTCTTTCCATAGGCGCGGTACAGAACCCTTGTGCCAAACATTGAGTTGACCTTGAACACCGCTACCACCAGCGCACCGGACTGTTTGAACAGGTGGGCAGCGGCGTCTTCTACGCGATCCTCTGCAATGGACGGAATCTTCTTGGACTCTTTGTAGGCGCCAATCAGAAGTTCTTGGTTCGTGTATACAAAATAGCCGGCAAAGGTCAAGACGGCCATCAGCACCATTGCGAACAGCCGGAACGGGCTGGACACATACGCCAGCACCTTGTCAACTAGGCTAAGCTGTTCGGCGCTCATCTTTGCTGCTCAAGGATGCCAAGGCTGAAATAAAGGAT